GACCTCAACCCTGGCCACCAACGGTCAGGATGTGGCCAACTCGGTGTGGGGCGTAAGCAACGGGGTGGCACTGGAAGGCGCCACTGCTGATGCCTTTGAGACCACCGTTACCCCGACCGATCCGACTGCGGATCGGACCGTTACCGTCCCGGATGCGTCCGGCACAGTCGATCTGTTGAGCGCCGCCACACATGACTATGGTGCAGCAGCTGTGGACTGGAGCCTGACCACTGCCGAGGCCCAGGCGTCATTTGTCAGCGCATCAAACGCCAACGGAGCAGTTAACGCAATTCTGCCTGCGGCCACCGCAGGGAAGATGCACCTGGTATACAACAACACCGGGCAGGTATTGACCTTCAAGGTTACCGGGCAGGCAGGCGGCACTATTGCCACCGGCAAGTATGCCTTCTACGGCGACAACGGCACTGACGTTGTGGAGCTGTACGAACAGCCATAACCAATATTTCAGGGCAATAGCCCATTTAACAGAGAGGCCAGGTGAGGGGGCGGGGATAGGCCCGCCCCCTCCTGGGGAAAAAGCATCATGGGAACTTTAGCCACCTACAGAAGCGCAATTGACGACCAGGTTGTGCAGTCGCAGCTTACCGGTACCGATGAGAAGGACAAGGCTATTGCCAAGGCCATGCAGATCCACTCGAAGCACCGGCCGCAGGAAGTGGTTAAGGACGTTACCGGCGACGGCGGCTTTGACTACGATTTGTCCGGTAAGTTGACCAGCTGGGACGATGATTTCAGCCGGATATTGGTGATTGAATACCCGGTTGACGATACCGATGACGACAAGAACATCCTTGAGGTAGAGGCCTGGCGGACATACAACCATCCAACCAACGGCAAGGAGCTGCATTTTCTGGAGGACACGCCGCAGACCACCGAGTCATTCAGAGTGACCTATACGGCGCGGCATTCCTGCACGGTCTCGGCCTGCACGGTTGCCGGAGCAGACGAAGAGGCGGTCCAGGCGCTGGCGGCTGCATTATTCTGCAAGATTCTGGCGGCATACAACGCTCAAAACGAGGACTCGACAATTGCGGCGGATAGCGTGGACCATCAGTCCAAGCGGCGGGAGTACTCGGCCATGGCGAAGAGCTTCATGGATGAATACAACGAGCACATGAACATCCAGCCGGGCAAGCCGAAACCGGCCAGCGCGACTGGAGATTGGGATGTCAACTACGCTGACGGCCGGGACCGGCTGACGCACCCGAGACGGCGGCGATAGATGGGTGAGATAGCAGGATTCACAGTCGATTTAAGCGACTGGCATCGGCTGGCGAAAAAGTTCCCGCTGGCGTTCAACACCGAAGCTTTTGCAGTTGTCGATCAAATTGTCAGCCGCCTGGAGGATGAGGTTGTATCAAGAACACCGGAGGGGGCAGGCGCGGGTGGCGGACTGGCCGGCAGTATTATCGGCGATACTTTTATCTGGGGTTCAGTTGTCAAGGGCATTGTCGGCACTCCGTTGGAATACGGTTTGCCGGTTGAAAAAGGAACGCGGCCGCATTTTCCGCCGGCAGGGCCGATCATCCTCTGGGCGGCGCGAAAGCTCGGATTATCAGGCAATGAACTGAGACGGGCAGTTCGGGCCATCCAGTGGAAGATCTACCGGCACGGCACCGAGGGCGCGCACATGTTCGAGAAAGGGTACAAGGCAACGGAAGGCTGGGCAATGCAGATGCTTGGCACCATTCCGGAACGGGTAAAGAGGAGAGTCAGTGAGTAGAACGGCAATCTTGGCCAAGATTAAAACGGCGATGCAGACCGTATCCGGGATCGGCACGGTACACGACCGCGAGCGGTATTCAAACGCCTGGGGTGATTACCTCTCCCTGTTTCAGGACAGCAATAAAAAGATAAACGGTGCGACGATATCGAGGCGGAACACGGTTACCCAGCAGGTGCGGACAGGGCAGAAAGACCGTTGCCACATATTTGTCATACGCATGATATATGGCGTTCAGGACAGCGCCAACTCGGAAGCGGCCTTCCAGGCAATGGTTGACAAGGCAATCGAGGCGTTTGACGCGGATGAGACCCTGGGCGGCACATGCAATACGATAAATTTGGACTGGGGGCCGATGGCCGGCGCCGTCGGCCTGCAGGTGGATGTGGTGGAGATACGGAAATTCGGCACGGTTATGTGCCATGTCATGGAAGGCAGACTCTGCGCCGAAGAATATGTGAGCGCATAATCAGACGTTAAACAGGAGGCAAGTATGGCAAAGGTAGAGAAAAAATACACCCTGAAGAAAGGGCAGGAAGCTTTTCGGGTGGTGTCCGGTTTACTGGCCGGGCGTCGTTTTGAGCCCGAAAAAGAGTATGCCGAGATCCCGGAGGCCGAGAAAAACCGGTTCAGGGAAGTCAAGCCGGCTGCCGAGCCCCCAACATCAACAACGGAAGCGAAAGCGGCCACAAGTGGAGGAGGTAATAAATCATGAGGTCACCCATTGCAACCCACAACCTGCTGGCCGTATCAGCCAACAGCCAGGAGACGGCCATCAACACCGAGCAGACTCTGGACGCCACTATGCTGGTTCCTCTGGGCACTATCATCAATATGCCGCCAAGGCGTGAGCATAATGCCGACGACGCCAACGGTAAGGAAGAGGCGGATATCCTCTACAATCTTGGGTATCTCTCCGATGTGGCCATAGCGTTCGAACGGGCGCAGCCGCAGCATTTTGCCTTTCTGTATGCGTATGCCCTGGGGAGTGTATCCACTGCCGCCGCCGGCGCCGGTTATGAGCACACTATTACACCGATCAGCAACGACCTTGACGAATACCGCAGCAACCCGACATTTACGGCGGCACAGCGGTTGGGATCTACGATATTCAAGCGCCTGTTTGGCTCCATGGCGGTTGACTCCGTCTCCGCCGTGTTTTCCCGCGACGCCTGGGCAAAGATCTCCGGCCAGATAAAAGGCACCGGCAAATACACGAACAACATCACCGAAGAGACGGTATCGGCCAATGGCAACGCCACCTCCTTGATCTTGGCAGCCAACGCGGTGGAAGGGGCAACGGCTGCAGCCAGGCTGGACAACGTGCAGCGGATACGGGTCAATCTGTCCGGCTCCGTATGGACTGATGTGACCTACACCGCAGTGTCAGCAGCCACACCGGCAGTTATCACGATTGTGAGTCCGGGCGGGGCGGCAACACCATTTAACTATGAGATCCTCTATGTTCCCACCGAGGCGGCTTGGGCAACATTCCCGGCAGAGGTTACCGAGACACCGCTGCGAGTAACAGGGCTGACCCTAACCCTGGGCGGCGCGTGGAACGGTTCCGCGTTCCAGGGCGGCAGGGATCTCGATGTGGAACTGAATTCCATCGAGCATAGTTTTAACAACAACCTGCGGGTGGAATACATACCGGGCGGCAACGAGGCCTATGCGGGGGCGATTATCAGGGACGGACGCGATCAGGCACTCAAGCTCGATCGTGAAATGCGCGAATTCATCCTGCAGCAGCACCTGCTGGATAATGACACATTCGGCGTGTACATCCTCTGCCAGGGGGCAATCTTTGACGGCGCTCACAGGTATCAGGTGGAGATAATCTTCCCAAAATGTGGAGTAATGGCCGCACCGATCAGCGTTAACGGCAAGCGGCTGGCCGAGGCCGGCGATCTGAAGGTGTTGGAGGATGACACCTATGGCTCCGTGATCGTCAAGGTGAAGAACCTGCAGGCCACCTATGCGGCATAAACAGAGTCTGTAAAGCGACTTTAAACCATTATTAACCAGGAGAAAAGAGATGGCCAGGAGATTGAGTGCGGACGTTAATGAGTTGATCCTGCAGGACAGGCTCTCGAACAGTGAGATTGTTTTTTACTATCGGCTGCCGACCACAGCGGAACGGCTGGCGTATGCCGGCCAGAGATCCCAGCGGATCGGCAACAAGGTGAAGGATAAGTCCTTTGAGACCAGGCTCAAGGGCGCTAAAAAAATCCTGACCGGTATTCGCGAGGGTGACTTTGAGATCCCGGACGGAAAAGGCAAGTTTGTTCCTTTGGCCAGCGATCCGGCCTCGCCTCATTACAGGCAGGACTGGAAGGAGAAGGTCGAGGAGTACGGCTCCGATCTGTTGGAGCTGCTTGCTTACCATGTATTTGAGTTCTCGGTTGTTGATCAGCGGCCAGGCCAGGAAGAAACGGCCGAGGCCAAGGAACCGGACGCCCTGGAAGAGGACATTGATCCCGACCAGGACTGATTGAAGACCTGCGCGCGATCCGCGCGGGTCTTTGCAGCCCGGAGAAAGAGAAAACGTGCCGGGCGGAAGACGGCGACAACCTGGAATGGTCCTGCGCCAACTGTCCGCACACGAAATATCAGGATTTGGCGCCGTATACGCAAAAAATTTTACAATTCAGGCGGCTGCAGAAGGCAGGATATCCATTGACAACCGAGGATCTGACCCTGGAGGAATGGTTTGATTTGGGGACAGTCAATGAAAGCCTGCAACCGAAGCAGCAGCAAATACAGGCACAATGCCCCTTTGTAACGGTTAAGAGATGATCGGTAATTCCGCAACCATATCCATATCCCTGGAGGTTGATCCCAAAAAAGGGATCGTCTCTCTGCGCCAGTTTGGCGAGGAGGCGGAAAAGGTCGGCAGTCAGGGCACGAAATCTTTTTCCGGATTGACCAGCGGGGTGGGCGGACTCAGCTCCGCACTTGTCAAGGTTGGTGGGCTGCTTGGCGCCGCATTCGCCATAAAATCATTGGGAGGCTTTATCCTGGATTTGGCCATGGTTAATGCGCGCGCCGATACCCTTGGCGTCGTGATGAATGTAGTCGGCCGCAACACCGGGTATTCGACGGCAGAACTGAAAAAGCATGAAGAGGCTCTACGGAAGACCGGCATCGCGCAAACTGAGTCCCGCGAAGTTATTACAAAAATGATGCAGGCCAACATCGACCTGACGCGTGCGCAGGAATTGGCAAGAATTGCGCAAAATGCGGCCGTGATCGGCAATATAAATTCCAGTGCGGCTTTCAAGCAATTGATCTACGGCGTGCAGAGCGCCCAGGTTGAGGTATTGCGGACCATTGGGATCAATGTAAATTTTGAGCAATCATATAAAGCGCTTGCTTCTCAACTCGGCAAAACAGCCAATGATCTGACGGCGCAGGAAAAATTACAGGCGCGGGTCAATGCCGTTGTCGAGGAAGGCGCAAACATCCAGGGCGTTTATGAGGCGTCAATGGGGAGTGCAGGAAAACAGATCAAAAGCCTGGAACGATATCATGATGATTTACGGGTCACATTGGGCGGGGTTTTTAACGAGGCGCTGATTGTAGCTGTTGGGGCATATTCCGACACGATTAAAGACGTAAGCAAAACCACAAATAAGCTGGCAAACGATGGCATCCTTCGGGAGATTGGCCGTATAGGCGTTTATACCTTCACAGTTCTGGGCGACGCCATAGCTATTCCGTTTAAGCTCATAGCCAATTTTGTCGAGGGGCTGGTCGCCTCCGGATTTGCCGTTTCTAAATTTTTTGAAATGACAGAGAACGTCACATCCGGCCATTTTTCTGCGGCAAAACAAAATTGGGCGGAGCTGAAAGGCATCGATGTAGCATTTACCGAGAGCACAAAGGAGCGATGGAAGAATTTCGGGGCCGATTTCACGGTTGCGGCACAGAAGCGGATTGCCGAGTTGGACGCAGGATATAAAAAATCGGCGGAGACCACTGAGCTTGTCGCGAAAAAAAATACAGAGACAGTTATTGC